TAATGAACTTGTATGTGATATTATTTTTAGATTAAACAACTCTGATAGACCCATCACTTTAACAACACTAATAACAAGAGTAAGATAATGTCTAATCTAAGAATAGCAGAACTTGACTTTGATCAAATCAAGACTAACTTAAAAACGTTCTTAAACGCTCAAACTGAGTTTACGGATTACGATTTTGAGGGCTCCGGTCTATCTACTCTTTTAGACGTTCTTGCCTACAACACCCATTACAATGCCTACCTTGCTAACATGGTAGTAAATGAGATGTTTTTGGATTCTGCAGTCAAGAGATCTTCTGCAGTTTCTATTGCCAAGCACCTAGGTTATACACCAGTGTCGGCCAGAGGTGCAGTTGCTAATTTAGATATTGTAGTTACCAACCCATCTAACTTGCCTGCATCTTTGACAATGGAACGGTACACACCCTTTACTTCAACTGTAGATGGGGTACCATATACGTTTCTAACTACAGAAGCTATAACTGCTCAAAGAGTAGGTTCCACGTATACGTTTGCAGATGTAGATGTTACAGAAGGTACGTTGTTAAGTTATAGTTATGTTGTGACCGATATAACCCCGGCTGCTAAGTATGAAATTCCAAACGAGGCAGTAGACACTACCACTATTAAGGTCAGTGTTCAAACATCCTCTTCTGATACCACTACTAGCACTTATACGCTATCGACCGATATTACCGGTATAGGAAGTACTTCTGCAGTCTATTATCTTGAACAAAACCCTCAAGGTAAATATCAAATTTATTTTGGTGATGGTATAATTGGTAAGAGTCTAGCAGCAGGTAATATAATCACTATACAATACCTGGTTGCAACGGGTTCAGCAGTTAACGTGTCCAGTACTGTATCTCAATCCTTTACTGCTGGTACAACCATTGGCGGTTCAAGTGCAATTGCTATTACTGTTAATAGTAACTCCACAGGCGGCGCAAACACGGAAAGTATCACCTCTATTAAGTTTAATGCCCCTCGGGTAAATGCATCTAAGAATAGAGCGGTAACTGCAACGGATTATGAGGCTCTGATACTTGCGAATTATGCAGGTGCAGAATCGGTATCTGTATGGGGCGGGGAAGATAACGACCCCCCTTACTATGGTAAAGTATTAATTTCTTTAAAGCCGTATTCTGGCTTCACTATATCTGACGCTACAAAGAATTCTATTAAAAACAATATTTTAAAATCTAAACAAGGTATTACTATAATTCCTGAATTTGTAGACCCTACTTTTTTCTTTGTTAACCTAACTGCAGATATTGTTTATAATTCTTCTATTACCACATTATCATCTGATCAAATTAAGACACAAGTTAATACCGCAATAACAGATTACTTTTCTACTAACCTTCAAAAATTTAATAAAGAGTTTATTTACTCTGCATTAACAAGTGCAATTTTAGCTAAGAATTCTTCTATAACTAGTGCGTTAGTTAGCCTTAAATTACAAAGACGAATTATACCTACATTAAATACAACAAATTTATTTACAGGGGATACATCTATTAAGTATAGAAATCCATTAAAACCTGGTACTATTCTTTCTAGTTATTTCTTTATATCTTTAGGCGGAGTTTCAACACTAGTTAAAATAACAGACCTACCTAATGACACACCTCCAAATGATTCAGGTTCCGGAGTACTAAGATTAGTTAATGTAGTCAACAGTTCAATAGTAGCAACTAATGTTGGTACTGTCGATTACGGAACTGGTGTAATTAGCATATCAGGTATTACTCCTACTGGTATTCCTGCAGGGGTTACGGATATTAGAATCACCGGTACCGTTCAAGAAGCTAGTTACAATTTAACTGTTTCAAGAAGCGAAATATTAGTACAAGATGATACTACTATTAATAAGATAGGTGGCTTGCTAGCTGGTACTACAATCAATGTGACAACATCGGTATAACATGGCAACTACTAGAATTAATGAGAAAGTATCAGAGCTTGTAAATAGCCAGCTACCTGAGTTTATCAGGTCTGACTATACAACCTTTGTTGCGTTTTTAGAATACTACTATAAGTTTTTAGAGCAAGATCAGGGTGCGTTAGAGCTTGTTCAAAATGCAAGACAATACAGTGATATAGATCAAACTACAGACTCGTTTGTTAATTATTTTTTAACAAATTACGCTAAAGACCTACCTGTAAACCTATTGGTTGATAAGCCTCTTTTAATTAAAAAAATTAAAGGTCTATATGCTGCAAAAGGTAGTTCCTTATCTATAGAGACTCTTTTTAAAGTTCTATATGATACGGTTGCTCAAACTAACCACCCTTATGAATTTGTATTAAGACCATCCGATGGTCAGTGGAGTCTTAGAAATTCTATTCGGGTTCTTCTTACCTTTGGAAGCGCTGCAGATATTAAGGATAGGTTCTTAACACTATCTAAAAATAATATTAAATATACTGCTGAAATTGTTAGAGTTAAAAGTCTTAGCGGTAATCTTTACGAGATATTCTATCACAGTGCTTTTCCTGTGCCGTTCGAAGTTAATGAAGAGGTCACTGTAACAGGTACATCGGGAACTTTGTTTATTGGTACTATTAAACCAACTACTACAAATGTAGAAATTGTATCCGGAGGCTCTGGCTTTAGAGTCGGTCAAATCTTTAACGTAACTGTTGGTAGTGGTGTAGATACATTAGTTAGAATTGCAAGAGTTAGTTCAACTGGCTCTATTCAAATATTAAGATTTTTAAATTATGGTTATAATTTTACCGAAGATCTCAGTATTATATTATCTAACGCGTTAGGTGTTACTAAGAGAGTTAAGTATTTTCAAACCAGAGGTGGCGGATTTTCTGAAACTTTTAATGCGGTAAAACTACACTCTATAACTGATAGCGATAGATACTTCTTAGAAGACTATGTTACACCGTTTGACTATACAGGTACTACTTTAGTTTCAAGTACTTCAACCTCTCAACTATTAACATCTGTTACTACAGCGGGGGTTGAGAACCCTAATGATGCAAGCTTCAACTTTACATTAGGGGCCGTAGCAAGGTATCCTGGGGAATACGTATCAACACAAGGCTTTTTATCTGAACCGGATGTACGGATTCAAGATAGTAAGCTTTATCAACCTTTTGCATATCAAATTAGATCTGAATTAGATATTAGTACCTTCTATAATATTGTTAAAAAATTAGTTCATCAGGCAGGTACAAATTTATTTGTTAATAGGGTATTATCTGCAACAGCTAATTTATCAGCTAACGTTAGTGTAGTAAGTAAGCAAAATGTTTACGCAGATCTCTTTGATACATTCTCTACATTAGAGACCGTTGCTAAGTTAGTAAGTAAGGTTGTAGACGCTGACAATGTAAGTACTACAGAAAATACCGTTTATTCAATAACTAAGCCGCTTGAAGATAGTACTACTATCAGCGATACTATTACCATAAGTATGTATAAAGTCTCTACAGACGATATTACATTAACTGACAATAATAGCTTTACATTTAATTTAGCTACCTCTGATAGTGTCGTAGCAACTGATACTAGCCCAGGCGGTGGTACACCTGACTATACTGATGCATTAGGCGCTTTAGGGTATTTCTTAGAATCATATACTGAAGACTCAGCAATAACAGAAACTACAGCGATTTCGTTTAGTTAACATACAAGATGGCTTGTATAAATATAACATAGAACTTCTTAGAGGAATAAAACATGTTCACAGAATCGATAAATGTCAAAGGTAACTTAGAAGTTATTCTTTTAGACGAGACCGGTAAACAAAAAGACTACAGAAAAATTAATAACCTTGTTGTTGCAGTTGGTAAAGATACCATTGCATCGAGAATGGTTGGTAACACTACAGCAATTATGAGTCATATGGCTGTAGGTACTTCTAATACAGCCGCTACAACTTCTCAAACTGCGCTAGGTACTGAGATTGGTAGAGTTGCCCTCGACTCTACCTCAAGATCAACCAACACTATTACTTACGTAGCTACTTTCCCGGCAGGTACAGGTACTGGTGCTTTGACTGAAGCTGGCATCTTAAATGCTTCCTCTTCTGGTAATCTATTGTGCAGAACAGTATTTGGTGTTGTAACCAAGGCTGCTGGTGATACTGTGGTTATTACTTGGAACGTTACTGTAGCATAATATGTCTTTTCTCTTAAAAGACACTATCCATCGTTCGTTGGTAGATAGTGTTTATAATGAATTCTTATCACGAAGAGCTAATTATTACTATTTTATTGGTAATATAATTGAGTGGGCAAGTCCACAGACTCCAGAGACTCCTGAAGTTACCCAGAACTATGAGTATAATACTCGCAACGGTATTCTAAGTGTTAAGAAGATTAATTTAAGAGACGTATCTTATGTAGTACCAAGAATAAACTGGACGACCGGTACAGTTTACGATCAGTTCGATGGTGACTACAGCGTTACTTTCCCTGCATATTCCGGAGCTACTAGTTTAAAGACAGCTAATTTTTATGTATTGACAAGTACGTTCGGTGTATACAAATGTATTTTTAATAATAATAATGCTGCGTCTACAGTGGAGCCTTCCGGTCAAGACATAACCACGTTTGCAACAGCTGATGGTTATGTTTGGAAATATCTTTACACCATTCCTCTTTCTTCACAGAATCGTTTTTTGACTCCAGACTTTATACCAGTTCAGAGAGCAGTTACTAATGCTTATTATTCAGAAGGTGAAGTAAGTAGTGTTATTATTAATAATGCTGGATCTGGTTATACCAGTAATGACGATGTTACATTAACTGTGACAGGTCAGTTTTTAGGATTATCTGGCAATTCAATAGCTAATTTAACACCGGTATTTAATACCTCTGGTGAGTTTATTGATGTAAGAATTAAAGATGCAGGAGCTAATTATAAAACTGCATCTATTACAATTAACGATGGTGGCGGTAAGGGTACAAGCTTACTTAACAATATCAGTAATGTAAGAATATTTAGCACCGGTGCCGGGTATAATACAGCTGTTATTGCTAACACCTCTGCTACAATAACTACTTCTGGCCTTGCTCAGCCCACATCTAATGCTTTTGCAAATTTAATATTCAGTAGTAATGCTCTAGTTGATATAGTACTGACTAATAAAGGTACTGGCTATACTACTGCTGCAAGAGCAAATACAACCATAACAATTAGTACGTCTGGTAACAGTCAACCTACATCTAATGCAACTGCCAATTTGTTTTTTGCTACCTCTGCCGTTCTAACTCCTGTACTTAGAAATGGCTCTATTCATTCTGTCTTAATTGAAGACGAAGGTACAAGATACAGTTCAAACGTTAGTACTATTATTTCAGCCATTGGTGATGGTAGTGGCTTCGTAGCTACACCCTTTATTAATTCAGCCGGTCAAGTTGAAGATGTTATTATTGAATCCCGAGGGAATGGTTATTCCTATATAAATTTAACTGTTGCCAGCGCAACTGGTACCGGTGCTAACATATTTGCAAATCTTTCTGTAGATGATATTGATACTTTGCAGACAGTTGTTGAGTTGTCTGCTGTAGATGGGGGTATCCATGCATTTAGAGTCGGAAATGTTGGTAACGGGTACTCTTATGCAAACGTTACTGTAGCAGGTGATGGTATCAATTTTACAGGTAATGCAGTAATAGTTAATAATACTATAAGCTATATTACTGTATTGACCCCAGGTTCTGGTTATACCAATGCAAATGTAACTATAACGGGTAATGGAGCTAATGCAAACGTATCTGCAATACTCTCACCGTACCGGGGTCATGGTAGTGATCCAGTTAGAGAATTATTTGCAGACACTTTAATGTTTACCTCAACAATAAATAATGAAAAGAACCAAGGTGTTGATGTAAAGAATGATTACAGACAATTTGGTATTGTTAAAGATCTAAAGCAATATGGTAATGAGAGAGCATTTGCTAATGTTATTGGAAGTGCATGCTTTCTCGTAACAGTTGATACCGTTAGTGGTCTTGTCCGTGATACTATATTGACTCATCTGGTTGGTACATCTAAGCGATACTTTGAAGTGGTAGAAGTAGTACCTGCAAGTAATCAAATATTGATTCAAAACAAAAATAATCATGATGTAACAACAGGGGATGTATTAACTGACGAGACATCAGATCTTGACTATGCTATTACAGCTCTGACAACTTCTCCCACGATAAATAAATTTAGCGGTGACTTGCTGTACATTGATAATAGAACATCAGTTAGCTACAGCGAACAACAACTAGTTACACTAAGAACAGTAATCAAATTATAACAGGTAAGAGATGGCGATTAATTTTAACACCGATCCGTACTATGACGACTATAGTGAAGCTAAAGGGTTTCATCGTATTCTCTTTAAACCTGGTGTGGCTGTTCAAGCAAGAGAACTAAACCAACTACAGACGATACTTCAACAACAAGTTTCAAGATTTGGTAATCATGTATTTAAACCTGGTTCCATGGTTATACCGGGCAATATTAAATTTGACAAAAATGTTAATTATGTAAAGTTAGTATCTACATTTAACACAACTGATATTGATGTTGCTAATTATCTTGGTAGAGAGATGATTGGTC